TTGTAGTACCTGGAGAAGCTGATGCAGGAAACATCTACATCCAAGACTCACAATTGGAAAGCGGTCTCGTAAGTACGAGCGTAATTGAAACAGGGACAAGCGCAGCGCAGTCAGGTATCTTGGAGGATATGCCTCGCCTTGACTATTCGGGTTCGTGTCCTTCTCTTTTACTTGAGCCTCAACGGACTAACATATGTCCTAATAGTGAGGATGTTTCTAATTGGTATTTGACCTTTGCTACGGCAACTCCAAATGATACTATCAGTCCAGAGGGGGTTCAAAACGCAGCAAAGATTGTAACCTCAAGTGCAGGATGTGATGTAAAATTAACAAGCATTCCTGTATCTGCAAGTACAACATATACTGCAACTTTCTATTGTAAGTTGACAAGCGGAAGCGGTCTGCAAACCCGATTCTATGACAATACTAATGGAGCAAACATTGAGTATTATGATTATAGCAGTCAATTAGTAGTAGGCGAATGGAAACGAGTAGAGCGTACATTTACTACTCCCGTAGGATGTAACAACATTCAAATATGGTTTTTGGCGGCATCTTCATCTCCATCAGTTACTGCTCACTATTGGGGTTATCAACTTGAACAAGGCTCTTACCCTACCTCATATATACCAACATATGGTTCAAGTGTAACGAGGTCGGTGGATACATTTAAAGTGACTGGCATTAGCGACCTTATAGATACGCAAGGAGGAGTAATGCTTTTAGAAACTCAAGCACTTGACAGAAATCAAGGTTATAGCGGTGTCTCTTTGAGCGATGATACATTTACTAATAACGCTCAAATTCGTTATGGTAATGCAACTGACCAAATTCAAGTTCAATATCGTGTAGGCAGTTCAAATGCGTGTTTGGCTTCTAACTCCGAAAACGATATTACAAATAATCTTAAAATTGCATTTAAGTACGAGGCTGACTCTTTCAAGATGTTTGTTAATGGTGTATTAGAAGCTGCCGATACAAGTGGTTCGGTAAATGCAGCAAATACCTTTGATACTATTAAAAGCGATAGAGGAGATGGAGGCGATAAGTATTTAGGCAGGATAAAGCAATTAGTCGTATTCCCAACGGCATTAACTGATAGCGAGTGTATCGCCTTAACAACTTTATAAGATGAGTATATACGACAAATCAAGTTTGGTACTTATACCAAGCGGAACTAAAACAGGAAAGGTCTACTCGCAGAAGCCTGTTAGTGGTGATGGTGATTTTACTTTCACTCGTTCAAGTGCTGCTACGAGAGTTAATGCAGATGGTAATATAGAGAAGGAGACAAGTAACCTGCTCTTGCAGAGCAATACTTTTGATACTACTTGGACACAATCAAATAATCCTATTATTACCTCAGGACAATTGGGTTATGACGGAACGAGCGATGCTTGGAAAATAGAGCTAACGGCTGCTTATGGTCAAATTGTACAGAGTATTTCTATTAGCGGTTTGAATTGTACATCTGTATATGCTAAAGCAGGAACGATAGATTTTATTCGTTTTCGTATTGACGGCTCTCCAAATTCAATAGTAGACTTTAATTTAACGGATGGTAGTACTGCTTATACTTCGGGCAATATATATGCAACCTCCACCTCAGTAGGTGGTGGATGGTATCGTTTGAGTATGGTAAGCAATATATCGTCCTCTACTCTTCGTATCTATCCTCTCGTTGCTGCTAATGATTTAAGCGGTACAAGCGGTAACATCCTAATCCAAGATGCCCAAATTGAGCAGGGAATGGTTGCAAGAGATGTTATCACCACAACTACTGCTGCCGTATACGGAGGTATTACAGACAATACTCCAAGATTGGACTATACGGATAGTTCGTGTCCTGCACTCTTGTTAGAGCCACAACGGACTAACCTTGTACCTCATAGCGAATACTTTGGTGCGAGTGATTGGGTTAAAACGGGTTTAACTATTGCATCAAATGAAGTTACATCACCAGATGGAAATTTAAACGGAACGGAAGTAACTATTAGCAATGGTTCTCATTTTCTTTTTGATATAATATCAGTTAGTCCTTCAACTACTTATACTTTTAGTTGGTATGCAAAACGAGGAACTGCAACAAATGTCAGTTATAGTGTTTATGATGACACAAATGGTGCTGACATTATTCCTTCAACATCTTATTATAGTCAATTAAGTGATACCGAATGGAAAAGAATTTCTGTTCAATTTACTACTTCAGCAACTACGACTTCGGCTCGTCCTTATGTTTTAAGAGATGGAGGTCAAACGGGAACAATTAGCATCTACGGAGCGCAACTTGAGGCAGGACACAAAACATCCTACATCCCTACCTATGGGAGTAGTGTGACAAGGAATGTTGATACTACCTATATTGAAAATGGTATGACATCTCTTAATTCAGTTGATAGTATGACAATCTACTTTGAGGTAGATGCTGAATTGCTTGATGGCTCTCAAAGGTATAGTGTGCTTACTTCTTTAACTGCTTCAAACAATTGGATATTCTTGTCTTACGAAAGCAACACATCAATTAGAGGATACATTAGAGGTAACTCAAATACCTCTTGGGACTTTAGTTGGTCAAGCGGTGTGCCTTCAAGCGGAACAATAAAAGCAGCACTTGTAATCCCTGCTGATGGTAATGCCAAAATCTATGGTAATGGACAATTAAGAACCTCATATAGCGGAGCAGTATTGGTCAATGGATTTGATACTATTGCATTAGGAGGGACTAACGGAGCAGCAGGAAGAAAACAAGCATTAAAACAATTTATGGTATTCCCAACTGCATTAACTGACCAAGAATTGATTGACTTAACAACACTATAATGAAAACATTTAGAAAATACTCTTTTGGCTCTAAAGGAGCAGCCACTACAAAGATTAACGCTTTAGGCGTAGATGAGGAAGGTAACCCAACACATAGCCACGCTATCGTACATCTTGGACACTTGGTAGAAACCGAAGGTACATACGATGAGGAAGGAAACGAACTCACTGCACCTGTACTATCTTCTACCTACCACATTGATGTTCTATGGGATGGTGAGCCTGTTGAGGCTTGGGACTCTGCTATGGTATGGTGTGCGCCTATGGGTATTCATACTTTCGGTTCATCTTCTGCTATTCGTGAGTGGACAGAGGCTTGTAAAACATTACATCCTGAATACTTTCCCGAACCAAGTGAAGACTTGATATAATGAACGATAAGAACTACATACCATCTCGTACTTCCCCTAAAGGGGGGAGGCGAGGTTGTCTTTGTTGGGAAACCTCAACCTACTCTATAGACTGTTGTGATGGTTCTGTAAGAGCGCAAGGTGTAGGAAGCGTTTATTTGACAGATGAAGAATGAGAAACATAGAGAAGATTATAGTGCATTGTGCAGCCACTCGTGAGGGGCAGCATATTAAAACAGACACAATCAGAGACTGGCACTTGAAGCGTGGGTGGTCAGACATCGGTTATCACTATGTGATTGAGTTGGATGGTACTATCGGTATTGGTAGACCAATAGAGCGTAGCGGAGCGCATACAAAAGGGCTGAATAGTAATAGCATTGGTGTATGCTATATTGGTGGTGTAGAGACTGACGGAAAGACTCCGAAGGATACGCTACACGGAAAGCAGTTAGAGTCAATGGAGAATCTACTCAAAGGATTGATAGCAGAGTACCCAGAGGCTACCCTTCACGGACATAATGAGTTTGCTGCAAAAGCGTGTCCGAGTTTCCAAGTATCGGAAAAATTTGAACACTTGATGTAATGATAAAGCGTTGTTTAGGCAATCTCAAGGAGATATTCCTCTATGCCGATAGTCAGCCTACGGAAATAATGTTAGGTGCGTTAAACTTCATCCTATTGCTTCCTGCAACCATTATAGAGTTAGGTTGGATACCTGCGTATCAAATCTATGGTTTGTTGGTAGGAGGTTATCAGCTCTTTGCAGTTGCTCATAAAAACATAAATATGAGGAAGACTGCCTCATTACTCTCATTTACAGTCTTTAGTACAACCGTAACATTTTACGCTCTTGAAGGTTATCTTAATAACTCCGCTTCTCATTGGGGTTGGGTAGTCTTATGGCTATCCTCGTTGAGTAGTGTTAAAAGAGTACACGCAGAATACTGGCATAGACAATGGAACAACAAGGCATAATCATAGCGGTGGTAGCCGCACTAACCTCTGGAGCAGCTTGGAAGTTTTGGGAGGCAAGACTTAAAGCAAAGCAACAAGAGAAGGAGATTAATAGAGAAGAGGACTTTGCTTATCGTGATGACCTTAAAAGTCGTGTACAACGATTAGAGGATTTGCTTACTGAAAGCAATGAGAAGGTATTAGCTTTGACGGCAGAGGTACACGCCCTGCGAACGGAGGTACACTTCTTGACTAAAGAAAACGAAAGACTTAAAAACATACGATGAACGACACGGACTTCGGATTCTCAAACGACTTTGAGGACTTTGTAAACGACCTAACAAACGATACTGCTAACGACAAGGCTTGTTCTATTGATAACCCAGATTGTGAGGCTTGTGGCAGTTAAGTGGTGTGTAACTGAACCAAAGGAATGTACTTGTAAAAAGAATTGTAATGAACCCACTAATAACAAAACTACTCGGCAAAGGCGCAAAGGAGACGATAGAAGCCGTTTCTAATGTCGTAGATAGGTATGTATCCACTCCAGAGGAGAAAGCCGCTATAAAGGCTTCTATTGAGTCCGAGATAAGTTCTCGTTGGAGAGCTGATATGAAGAGCGATAGTTGGTTAAGCAAGAATGTAAGACCACTAACCTTAATTGTAGTAATTAGCTTTCTGGTAATTACCACCTTCTTTGATGGGTTGGGCTACCTACAGGTAGACCCTGCTTGGATAAGTTTGTGGAATATGTTAAGTGTAACAGTTGTAGGAGGTTACTTCGCAGTACGCTCTATTGATAAGAGAAATAATGTTAAGTAGTCGTTGATAACTTTTGGTGTTTAGGTTTGGTGGGTTATCCCACCTTTCTTTTTTTATATATATAGTATATATATATATAGTATATATAGATATAGTATATATAATATATAGTATATATATAGAGACCTTTAGGTCTCTTATCTTATATATATAGATATCTCTATATATAGTATTATATACTCAATCTCATTTTTTTTCTATTCTTGTGTTGTATGTTAATTATTTTGTTTACATTTACACTATTGTTAACCAAAACACTTATTACAATGAAATCAATTTATGATGGTCAGTACAAAGAAGGTGAGCATTTTAAATCTCACAAAAAAGTTAAAAGCCTAAAGGCGGCTATGAATCATCCTTTAGTAAGCGGTATTGAATACCATTACCCCGATGAAGTTTGGGGTGAAATGCCTATGTTTATAGTAAATCTTTCGGATGAGGCTATTAATTTTTGGGCGAGTTGCGAGATTGGAGAGCATATGGCTTCTATTAACATTTATGGAGACACAAAGAAAGAAGCAATGCAAGAGGTTTTTTGGCTACTGAATGATTCCTTCTCATACCAAGTGAAAATTGAGCAAGTGCTTTGAAACAAGTAGTTAAACAAGCCCCTCTTCGGAGGGGTTTACTTTTTTTCATTACATTCGTATCAAATCAAAAACACAATTATGGATATTAAAGACCAATACTTGGACTTATGTGAGGCTCGTGTAGAGGCACTCGCAAATGAAGTTAGACTCCTCAAGGAGTTTATTATTAGAGACTATGCCACCAAAGGCATATCGGGAACAATGGCAATGGATTTATTTAAAGCGTTCAAAGAGAATAATGAAGACAATAGTCAAGATTAAGCAAACTGAATACCCAGAAAAATATGAAATCAATGAACTCACAATACAAGACCACTTCTACTTACACTTCGGATTTCCCGATGACAGAAGACTCTACAAAAGATTCAATGGAGAATCACTCTCCAAATACCACAAGCCAGAGATTGACACCAAGTTACTATTTAGGTAAGTACAAGGGAATTGAGGCTTTTGATGTATGTATGGATTTTGCAAGAGACTCTTACAATATGGGTGTAGCTATCGCCTACCTACTTCGTGCAGGTAAGAAAGAGGGTAACCCAAAGTCGCAAGACATTAGAAAAGCTATCCACCATTTAGAAAAAGAATTAGAGTATGAAGAAAGATTTAAACCTCTCCCTCACGCTACCGAAGACAATAAGTCTTAACGCACTCTACGCAGGTAAGCATTGGACATTTAGAAAAAGAATAAAAGATGAATATAAAAAAATCGTTGAAGAAGAACTGGCTCGTTACGACCACCATATTGCAGAGAGTATGTCTATCCATATTAGGTATAATACTCGTGCCGATGTGGACAATCTTGTACTTGTCTCAAAATTTACTGCTGATACTCTCGTTGCTAACGGATGGATTGCTGATGACAATCCTAAACACTATCACAAGCTCACTATCACTTTTGACCAGAGCGTTGAAAAAAATTATTGTGAAGTTGAGGTTAGATTAAAGGGAGCAACCTTGCGAGTATAAACATTTTTATTAACTTTGAATCATTAACTAAATTATATCACGATGACTAAAACATCTATTGTAAAGGACATTAAGTCCGCAGGAGAGCCTTACAACGGGCAGTATGGAACACTTTATGGGTTCTATGTAACATTTGAGAACGGAGACAATGGTAAGTACAACTCCAAGTCCGCAGACCAGAACAAGTTCTTGGTAGGACAAGAGGCTACCTACGATTACATCCCAAGAGAGTACAATGGCAAGACCTACTACACGGTCAAGCCCGTTAACCCTCAATACGCAAATGTAGCCCCTTCTAACGGCACATCTGCTCCAAGTGGTACACATACCTCTAAAGACGAATCAATCATTCGCCAAACGGCTCTCAAGGCAGCAGCCGAGATTGGTGGAACTCCGCAAGTAGTTATTGCGAATGCTCAACTCTTTGCTGATTGGGTAATGAAGAAAGGCGCAGCCCAAGCCACTTCAACTCATCAGCAACACTTTCAAGGAAGAGAAGAACCTCAACCAGTAGGTCAAGATGGTTTGCCATTCTAAAGAAAGTAATATATTAGGGGAGGGCAATGCCCTCCCTTTTTTAACCAAAATACACTATGTCTAAAATATCTTATGCCGATGTCTTTGGTAAACTTGACGATGTCCGAATGGGTAAAGTCAAGGAAGGACTAAAGTTCGGTCAATGGAATTTAGATGCTCACCTACGATTTAAAAGAGGCAATTTCAATGTAGTATTAGGACACGCAAATGTTGGTAAGACCTCCGTTATGTTGTACCTAATGTTGTTACAAACGATTGTCAATGATGTCAAGTGGTTAGTATTCAGTTCCGAGAACACACCAGTATCAATAGCAAAGAAACTATCCGAGTTCTTCTTGGGTAAACCAATTAACAAAATAGACGAAGACGAGTTCCAGATGGCTCTTGATTTAGTTCAACGCTATTTTATTATTATTGATACCGATAAAAAGATGTATACTTACAAGGATTTGATTGAGGAAGCTACAGACATCTATCACGAAGAAGGGTTTGATGGTTTTTTGATTGACCCCTACAACTCATTAACGAAGGACAAAGAGATGTTCAAAACACTTGGAGGTCACGAATATGATTACGAAGTTAGTACCCACTTTAGGAATTGGGCAAAGCAACACGATGTAAGTATATGGTTGAATGCTCACGCAGTAACCAATGCTTTAAGAATGAAGCACTCCGCAGGACACGAGTATGCAGGTCACCCTATGCCGCCAAGCGCAGCAGATATTGAAGGCGGTGGTAAGTTTGTAAACAGAGCAGATGACTTTGTAGTGATTCATCGTTATATTCAACATCCTACTGAATGGATGTATAACCAAGTACACATAAGAAAGGTGAAAGAGGTGGAGACTGGTGGTAGACCAACTCCATTAGATGAGCCTATACGCTTTAGGAGTATCCCTAATAATGTAGGCTTTGAGATTCACGGAGAGAACCTAATAGGAAAGAAAGAGAAAGAACAATCCAAAATGCCTTTTTAAGATGGATGAACTAAAAGAAGAAGATTACAGTTGGGTAAGAGGGGGTAGTAAGAGCATTGCCCTGCTCTGGCTACGACAAAAGAATCAAGACCTAATGCAGATTGCCAATGCTCTTAAACCTCAAGACACAAGCAATGAGTATGAGATGGATATATTCATTGACCTCATTAGTATCTACTCTGCTATAGATGCCTCCATAGGTATGGTAGAGGATGTGCAGCAGATGGTATGGGAGGCTGAAGCAAAGAACGCTGACCTCAAGCTAACGATACGCAACCTTACAAGAAAGATTAACGCTTACGAAGAGCGATTTGATAACCTTAACGAACACCTTAAATGAGAGCAACCGTACTACAGTTACAAGAAGAATACGACAACTACACAACCCATCATAAGATTACAAAGACCAGAGAGCAGCGTAATGTAATGGCAAGGTTTGCTTTTATGGTAGCGGCACGAGATTTGTACACTACCCTTGAGATTGCAAAAGTGGTACAGAAGAATCACGCAGTTGTAATACACGCAACCAAAGGACACGAGATGAACCTAAAGTTTGATAGGAACTATATGAGGTTCTTCAACCAATGTTGTGCTATTATGGACAAGCTACGAGGCTCACAAGAGGAGGGAATTGATTGGGGATTGACCAAGCAGAATGCCCTACTCACGGAGCGTTTACAAAAAACTCGTGAGGAATTGTCAACAACTCGTGAAAAGTTGTATATTATGGAGCAAGAAATCAAGCAATTACGAAAAGAATATGAACTTTGCGATTGACATCGCTCCGTTAGCAGGTCTACTTGTCGGAGCAAACTATTGGAACTCCGAGATGAATGACGATTTTGAGAACCCCAAGTACCACTCTTTGCAGTTGTGCTTCGGGGTTTTTGCGTTAGTAATCACTTGGGCAACGGAGAGAGAAGAATGACAGTTCTACACCTTCTTGCTTCTAAACATAAAGATTGGGTCAAGATGGCTTATAGCTTTGGCGCAGGAGACTATGCCGAAGACATCGTGCAAGAGATGTACATACGACTCAATAAGTATGTAGAAGACCCAGAGCGTATTATGTACAAGAATGAACCTAACAAGTTGTTTGTATGGGTCACCTTGCGTAATATGGTACGCAACTTTCAAAACAAGAAGAGTGTGGTTATCTACTCTGGAGATATGGTAGAGTATGACCAAGAGGAGCAACCCTTTGATTATGAAGAGGCAGAAGGTTTTGAGAGGCTCATAGAAAAGATGTGGGAGTCTACAAGTGATTTGCATTGGTATGACAAGAAGATGTTTGAAATCTACCATACTACAGATATGTCTATGAGGGACATAGAGAAAGAAACGAAGATTAGCTTATACTCAATTTTTGATACATTAAAAAAGACAAAGGAATATGTCAAAGAAACAAACAAAGAAGACTACGAAGACTACTCCAACGGTGAGCCAGAGCGCATCTAAAGGTTTAGGAGATGACATTGAGAAAATCACAAAGGCTACAGGTATTAAGAAAGTAGTAGACACCTTTGCTGAACTCACGGGTATTGATTGCGGCTGCGAGGCTCGTAAGACCAAACTGAACAAATTGTTCCCAAGAAGAACACAACCACTATGTTTAGAGGAAGGGGAGTACACGACCCTCAAGCAGTTCTTTAATGACTTCAATGGTAGAGAGGTGAAAGAGATGTACCAAGAGCCATTGAGCAGGGTACACTCACGAGTATTCCAACACAAGTATTACATTCCTTGTTCTTGCAATCCGAGAGAATGGTCACAACACATTGCAGACCTCAAGAAGATATATGGAGAATACGAAGGTTAGTAAGCTCCTGCTTGTATGGCTTTGGACTCAAGGTCATAAGGTAAAGGAGTACAAAGAGGCTGAAGGCATAACGACAATACACGACACAGACGAGTACAAGTTTGATGTTAGTGGTAACTACGGAGGCTTTCGTGTAGAGTACACGCACAATAGATTCTCATTCTACGATGGGGACAAGAAACTAAAAGACACAGACTTGAATGAGTTTCGTTAAAGGAGATATTGGTGAAGACCTTTGGTGTGATTACATCAAGAAACGAGGACACACCGATATTATCCGTGCGCCAAAAATGAAGTTCTACGATTGGGATGTGAAGAGCATCTACAAGAAAGAAGAACTGACCTTTGAGGTGAAGTACGATAGTAAGGCTTATTGGTGGGCTAATAGACGAGGAACACCAGAGCAACCTAATCTGTACATAGAGTTCAAGAACACGAACAAAGATGAGGATAGTGGTATCAAAGCAAGTAAAGCTATGTACTACATCTACATCTTAAAAAGAGATGAATCCAATACTGCCTTTGTATTTGAGCGTAAGGGATTATTAAGCCACTTGGAGCAGGTTACTTACAAGATAGTAGGTAACTCTGCTACGGGTGATGACAATGCATTGGGGTGGATACCACCATTAGAGTCTTTAGTTACCCAACCTTTTTTTGTAAATAAAATTGTGTTGTAATGTTTGGTGTTAAGAATTATGTGTATATTAGCATAAACTAAAACACCTTATTATGTCTAAAAAGACCTACACCCTTAAAGAAGACCTCCTCTACGGAGGCACTCTATTCATTGCTTCTGCCATAGGCATAGCGTTCTTTCTATTTATCTACGAACTAATAGAGAGAATATAATGTACTACTTGGATAGAGAGTTGGCTTCGTACCAAGAAGACCAAGCAGCGCAATGTGACATCTGCTATGAGTATTGTGATGACAGTTGGACTTGTTCCTGCTGCCACGATTGTGAGAAGGAGAGTTGCGTATGCGATGACGAAGAGGAAATAATCACACGACAAATAGACTACCAGAAATGATGACACACACCCAAGCGATTTATAAGGCTCAAATAGTATTTGAGGAAGCGTTAAGCGACAAAGAGACTATTGACCAACTCTTACACATAGATGCACAGATGTATGCGAATACTGGAGAGGAGACAAGCAAGGCAGAGATGGAATCTATCAAGAGAGCATCAGCCTTTATCTACCGACTTATAAAAGGCATTGACTATGATAAGGGTCAACGCTTTATCCAAGCAATGGGATTAACCCGATAAATAAATACACCTATGTCTAAACAAATCACAATGCTCAATGGTGAGCAACACTCTCAAGAATGGCTTGTACAACAAGCTATTGAAGATGACTTCTACTACGGCTATCTCGGTAAGGTAGCGTTCAGTTCATCTAACCTAAAGAAACTTCTGGACTCTCCAAGAACCTACTACAACCTAATGCAGTATGGTGAGGAGACCAATAGCCAAGCTCTACGAGATGGCAGACTAATACATACAATGGTATTAGAACCTCATAAGATTGATGAGATGACCTTCATAGATGTAGCGAGTAAGAACACGAAGAAGTGGAAAGATGCGAAAGCCATCCACCCCAATCACTTACTCTACACAACCAAAGAGCGTAAACTTGCAGAGCGTATGACTGAAGCCCTCTTCAAGAATCACCAAGCAGTAGAACTATTAAGAGACTCTCAATTTGAGATTCCTGCGGTAGACTATGTAGAGGGGTATCCCTTTAGAGGCAAAGCCGACATCATAAAGAATGATGGTACAATCATTGACCTTAAAACCACAAGTGACCTACGCAACTTTGTGTATTCCGCAAGACACAAATACTCCTACGATGTACAAGTGTATCTATACTGCCGTCTATTCAATGTAGACTACACCAAGTTTAAGTTCTTGGTTATTGATAAGCTCTCGTGTGATGTAGGAGTCTACTCGGTAAGTGAGGAGTTCTACAACAAGGGTGAGGAGAAGGTAATGTTTGCTTTGAACCAATACCACGACTTCTTTGAGAACAGACCTCTGGAGGAGATACAAGAAATGATTAACAACTATACCATTAGCGGAGAGCTTTGAAAAAGCACACCAAAATATATATGGACTACTTCGGCTATGTGTTAGATGACTTTATCCCTTGTGAGGTTTGTGGGACACGAGCCAACGACATACACCATATAGAAAATAGAGGTAGTGGGGGTAGCACTACTAAAGACAGAATAGAGAACCTAATGGCGGTATGCCGCCCTTGCCATATCAAGTATGGTGACTACCCACAGTACAAAGAGATGTTAAACCAAATACACGAACAGAGGATGAATGGAGGTAGATAGATATTGGGCGGTTACCATTAGAATATCTATACTGCAAGGGGGGTTCAACTCCCCCCCATCCTACAAATCAAAACAACTATTATGAACAAGTTTAGAGTATTCGTCAAGGACAAATTTGATGTAGTCTTTGACACAATAGAAAAAGCCAGAGAATGCCGCAGGGCATTACAACAACTCAAGTACGAAGGTATTGAGATTATCGTAACCCAAGAAGATATAGACCCAAGATGAGTATAACAGATTTATGTCTACGAGATTTAGACGATAACGGAATAGAGAATGATTAGCCTAATCCTTGTTACCATAATGGTACTCTATATGCTCCGCAGGGAATACCTTCGCTGCCAAGCGTTAGAACAAATACTGAAAAGATATGAAGACGATACTACGAAAAAGAAAACACATTAGAGAACTACAGAAGTTTCTGGAGATGCTAATGATTGACAATGTCAATCTCTCTATACAAGCAAGTAGGTTCGGATGGACTACAGAGTTGCAAGACACGATTACCAACAATGCTCTACTCATTCGTAAATACCAAAGAAGGTTAAGACTAATTAAACTATAATGGAAGAACAAGGAAAGAGTGCTACGGTACTCATCAATAGGAACAATCTAAACAACCTCTTTGAACTCCTCGTGCAGGTACACCTGCGAGGACAACTCTCAAGAGATGAACAAGCATTCTTAAAGAACTTTATAGAGTTACCAGATGCTCCACCACGAGAGAACAGACAAGCTCGTAGAGCCAACACTCAAGCAATCAAGAAGCTATTTAGAGAAGAGGCTAAACGAAAGAAAGATGAGTGGGTTAACATTATAAACTATAATCATTTATAATGGCATTTAAGAAAGGAGAGGTAACCAACCCAAAGGGAAGACCAAAGGGCAAACCTAACAAGACTACTGCCGAGATAAGAGAGGCATACCAGAAGTTAGTTGAGGACAACCTCACTAATATGACGGAGTGGCTTACACAAGTAGCAGCAGAGAACCCAGAGAAGGCTATGGAACTTATGCTTAAGTTAAGTGAGTATATGATTCCTAAACTCGCAAGGCAAGAGGTTACTGGTGCAGATGGTAAGGACTTATTCAAGAACATTACCTTTGAGTTCGGTACACCAATCAACGAAAGAGACGAATGACGGTAACGGGCTTCAGTCCACACAAGGTTCAAGCAGAACTCTTACAATCTATAGTAGGTGGTAAGGAGAAGTATCACATCGCATCTATAGGACGGCAGTTCGGCAAGTCTATGATGGGTATGAACCTTGCTTTGTATTGGGGCTTCAACGATAGCCCTTGTAAGATACTATGGGTGTCTCCCGTATATAGTCAAGCAAACAAAGTACAGAAGGAACTGATGTCTGCAATCGCAGCCTCTGGTATTGTCAAATCTAATAACTACTCCTCTTCGGAGTTGGAACTCAAGAATGGTTCTACCATTTACTTTAGGAGTGCTGAAAGATATGACAACATAAGGGGTATGACATTAGACTACGCCATCATAGATGAGGCAGCATTCATTAAAGACGATGCTTGGAGTGAGGCTATCAAGCCGACCCTACTTGTAAGAGGTAAGAAGGTTCTATTCATCTCTACACCCAAAGGTAAGAATTGGTTCTATGAACTATTCCAATATGGGCAGAGTGATGACTACCCTAACTACAAATCCTACAAGGGGAGTTCTTACGACACTCCGTTCATTTCAAGAGATGAGATAGACGATGCCAAGAGAACAGTTCCAGAGGCTATCTTCAAACAAGAGTATTTAGCAGAGTTCATAGATGGTGGTGGTGAGGTCTTCGCTAACATAGACCAATGTACTTTCCCTGTATATCCTAAACCACAAGGTAAGGTATTCGCAGGATTGGATATAGGTAAGCAAGAGGACTACACAGTCCTTACCTTAATGGATTCTAAAGGTAGGATTGTAGATATCTATAGAGACAATAAGAACCAATGGTCAGTAATGATTGCAGAGGTAGTAAAGAGAGTGAGGCAATGGAATGCCTCTTTACTCGTTGAGGTCAATGGTGTAGGTGACCCTATCTTTGAGCAGATAAAGAGTCAGTATGCAAACACCCATCCCTTTGTTACTACCAACAAAAGCAAGAACGAAATCATAGAAGGGCTTATATTGGACTTTAATGAGGTGAGTGTACACATACCATCAAAAGAATTATTCAGTCCCTTATACAACGAGTTAAGCTACTTCACATACGAGTATAGCCCAAAGACACGAAGCATTAGATACGGACACCCTACGGGACTACACGATGACACGGTTATGAGCTTGGCTCTATGCAACTACAATAGAAAGAAGAATAAGACATATGGAACATACGCAGTTAGGTAAGGAGGTAACGATTAAGTTACCAGAGAACGCAAGGGAACTGACTATTGAGCAGTACCAAAAGTTCCTCAAGGTTGAGGGAGATGAAACCTTTATGACCCTAAAGGCAATAGAGATATTTGCTAATATCCCATTGAAGGTAGCCTATGCTATGAAGGCAGATGACATATTAGACATCTCACAACACATATTATCTATCGTAGGTGGTAAGCACCCACTCGTTAGGAGATTGTCCTTTAGAGGCAAGGAATATGGCTTTGTGCCTAATCTGGAGGAGATGAGTTTCGGTGAGTACATAGATTTAGATACCTACCTATCCGATATGGATATGTTGCATAAGACAGTTGGTGTCTTGTATAGACCCATTGTAAAAGAGAAGGGAGACTTGTATGAGGTAGAACCTTACAATGGTACAGACGGATATTCAGACTTTCCTTTAGATGTTGCATTAGGCGCAACGCTTTTTTTTTATCGTTTAAGCAACAAGTTATTGAAGAGTACACCGACCTCTTCACAGGTGGAGACAACACCGACCTTTCAGCCTCCGCTAACTTTTCAAGGAAGTGGGGATGGTATGGTAGTGTAGACCACCTCGCAGGTGGTGATGCAGCAAGATATGATTCTATAACCAACCTACCCTTGAGACAATGCCTTACTAAATTGGTATATGACAAGGAGAAGGCAGAGGTAGAGCGTAAGCAAATGAAACTATCTTAAACACCTTTCACTCATAGAGGTTAACTTATTATGAGCTTCTACGACATTACCACAAAGATACGAGAACACCTTATTGCTAATAAGCAGGTGAACACCGT